TTCATTTGAAAATCTCTCTCCACTCATTCTACCTGGTGTTCCTTGAGCACAAGATGATACAACCTCATTAGTTTCATAAGCAGTTCGTAAATGTCCACCTAATTTTAAGTCATTCTGAAAAGAAATTGAAGCTGATAATCCACTTATATGTAGTATAATTACATCTCCATAATATGCCTGATATTGAGCTTCTTCAAAAATCTTTAATAAATTTCTTTTACTTGTATCATACATTTTGAAAACCTTAAAGTTATCAAATTTAGAATCTGATTTTAAGTTTTTATAAACTTTATCTGCAAGTGTTATAGAAGTCTTATCTTCTTTATCACGAAGTGAAACTCGAATGGTTGATAATCCTGATTTAATATTATGTTTTTCGATAATTTTATTTTTAACCACTACTGGAATCTTGCCAGTTTTTTTATCAATTTCTAATGAGTTTTCTTTAATATCAATAATCTGATTGTTTTTCATCATATCACATATTCCATAATATCTCTTACCATCTCTTTCTTCTGGCAACATTCCAAAATGTTTAATGTTAGCTCCTTCTTTTTTAAGCTCAGTATTAATCATATCAGAAACAAGTAACGAAAAGTTAGTTGCTCCTACGAGTATGATATGCATCCCAAGTTTAGAACTTAATAACTTACTAATAACTCTATGTAGTCTACCATTTTCACCTACACCATAATCACCCTCATCAATTATAAATAACTTACCAAATAAATCATTATACTTTTCTGCTGGTATATTATCTAAATCGTAAAGTTTTATTGTTTTTACAAATCCAGATATTCTTTGTTTAAGTTGATTGTTTTCTGCTTTTTGTGATAAAGTTGTTGTTAGAATAATTTGTTGTTTACTTGCACGCCATACCCGACCACATATTTCATTTATCAACCAGGTTTTACCTGATTGAGTTTCTCCATGTATTACTGTAATACCTCCTCCACTAAATGGTGGGAAACTATTATGTCTTTCTTCAACTCGATTAATTATGTCAGATTTAGGTAGAACATCTACATTGATTGATTCTAAATTGTTACTTATTACTTTCATATTAAAATTAAATTATTTTCCTACATTCCAAAAAAGGGCTCCTTCAGAAGCATGTTCTTTTATAAATTCCCAAGCTTTACTATCATATGTAAGTGAAGATGGGAATGGAGGTCTTTCTGGTTCTTTACATTCTTGATTGAATTTGTATTTCGATAAGAATGTTTCAGCTCTACCTCTTTCTCTTTCTGTTGTGTTATGACCTATTCTAACTCCATATACTTTTGCATCTGGCCAAGCAAGTTGTAATCCTCTAGATAATACTCCACTACTCATTACAGTCCAAACCTCTTTAGGAGGTTCTATATCAAGTGAGAGAGCAGTATTTTTCATTGCCTCTATTATTATCGGATGGTCACCACCGAAAGGAATCAATTGAGAACCTTCATTTTCTTCAACATAATATCTGGCTTTAGCCTGAATGTTAGTTAGATATCCCATTGGTACTTCAATAATGTTACAACCTAAACGAATTGATTCGGTTGTTAACCAATTGTGTTTTCCTTTTGGAACAGTTACAGTTGCCTTTCTATCCAAATCATGACAAGCATATGCTAATGATAATTGTGCATATCCTTCTCTTGGTGAGGCATAAACCCATTCTTTTACATCAGGAAATGATTCAACGAATACGTTGAATGCTCTTCTCTTAGTACCACCATCTAATAAATCATCTCGTACTACTCTTATACCATCGTGTTCTTTGATGATAGGTTTAGGTAATTTAATGGATGATTCTCCAACTGATTTGAAATCAAAAAACTCTAACTGTTTCAAATGTGTGTCCAAGTTTTATTCTTAACTATTTGTTCTACGTTCCACTTACTTACCTTAAAGTTACGAGCAATAACATTAGCAGAGAATCCTTGTTTGTGTAATTCTCTTATTTTCATTACTTGTTCGTTTGTAAGTTTAGCAGATGGATGAGATTCTCCTCTCAACCTATTACTGAAAAACCATAGTTCTTCTATGTTCATTAAAATGGTTTTCTTTGGTCATCTCGTTCAATCAAAGTACTCATGTGGTCTGCAAAGTGTAGAACATGACCGATGTTACTTCGTTGTGCCTTCTTAATATCAAAGGTCTTTAGATACTTCATATTATCTTCATCATAAATACCATCAGTAAGTTTGATTCCAAAGAATTCCTTTTCTGTGTATTTTATATCATATTGAGATAATAGATAGAACGTTCTATCAGTATGAGTCATATAACTAATATCATCGTTCCAAGTATAAACTTCTCCACGATTTTTTACATGCCAATCTGATGTTTGTTTTTTATAGGCCATATGACCCTTCTCACCCAACTTTCCCAAATCGTGATGAAATGCTGAAAATAATAACTCTTCTTGAGTGAAATCTACAATACCACCCGCTTCTTTATAGAGTTTCATCATACGAAGTGAATTTCTTGCCACATTCATAACATGGTCAAGATAACCACCTTCGTAAGCATTGTGGTAGTTTACATTTCCACTCGCTGGAGATAACATTAGGTTTGGTCCTAATTCTTCCATCGAGTACATATGGAGTAATTTATCTAATCGTTCTCCATCAAACGATTTCTTTAACGCCTCGATAAACTTGTTATAGTTTTCTTCGAGTTGTTTTTCGTTGTAACGATTCATAACTTATTGTTTTATAGTTTATATTCTTTCGATTGGTATAGTTATCAGATGATAATCATCGTAATGTGGATGTTTGTTGGTAAAATCTACTCTAGATTCAATCTTAAGTTTGAAAGCCATTTCAGTTTCAACATAAAACAGTTCTTGAGAACCATCAACACTAACCAATTTTTTACTTTTACTCATCGGAACTTTTGGAGTTCCATGAATTTTAACTTCTTTATCGTCATCGTGGACGAATTTTATTGATGCCATATATTGTATTATTTTTATTTACTATGTAAATATACGAAAAAAAATCGAGAATTCCTAATTTTTTCTTAGTTTTTTAATTCATTGAGTGCATTTGTGTATGCCATCTCTGATTGTAAACCTGCAAATCTATGTATTTCTTCTCCATTTTTTTCAATAATAACAGTTGGTACAGACCTAACATAGTACTTCTGTGCTATTTCATACTGTGATTCGATATCAATATTTTGAAAATCAATATCACTAAAATTACCTTTAACTTGTTCCATAATTGGTGTTAACATTTTACATGGGCCGCACCAATCAGCATAAAATTTCTTAACTTGAATCATTATTTTTCTCCTATTTAATTAATTTAACCATCACACGCAACACAATCGGGGTCAACCGCTCTTGTTGCTATATCACCTCTAAGAACTGATTCAGTTCTCATATAATACAACGTTTTAATTCCTTGTTTCCAAGCTTCCATAGTTACTTGGTTAATCCATTTCGGTGATGCAATGGAAGGGAATGCTAAATTTAATGAAACTCCTTGGTCAATATACTGTTGTCTAATACCAGCCTGTTTAACTAAGTCCATTTGATTAATTTCTTTGAAAGTTCTGAAAACATCTTTTACAGGATAAATCTTATCTCTATCTCCATTAGTAACTTCTTCACAAAGTATCATTTTACTATCCAAGTAACACCACTTATCAAGTTCTTTGATATCTTGTACCGAACCACCATCTTCCATTATCTTATCCCAAGTTTCTTTGTTATTGATACCTGCTTTTCTTAAAACCTTTACCAACTCAGTATTTTTTCTAATGAAAGTTCCTTTTGCAGTTTGTTCAGTAAATACATTCGCTGCCCATGGTTCAATACCAGCAGATACGTTTCCTGCTAATTTAGAGTTACTAACTGTTGGAGCAACTGCTCTTAAGTGAGTATTTCTAAATCCACTTTCTCTACACCAAAGAGGTTCACCATATTCTGTTGCTAAATCTCTTGATGCTCTTTCTGATTCTATCTTTAACTGAGAAAAAATCTTACGAGTTTCAAATTGAGCCTCCATACCTTCAAATGGAATACCATTTTGTTGTAGGTAAGTGTGCCATCCTAAAACTCCTAATCCTAATGCTCTACCCTTTTCAGCAGATGCAACAGAGTTTTCGAATCCTCTCATGTTTTTTGCTTTCTGAATGAACTCTGAAAGTACTCCATCCAAGAACCAAGTTGCCGTATAAACTAAATCAGTATCTTTCCACTCATTGTACTTAGCAAGATTTACTGATGATAAACAACAAACAAATGAATGATTCTCATCTGTGTGTAATGTAATCTCGGAACATATATTTGTCATATGAACTTTCAATCCATTCTTTTTGTACATCTCAGGATTATTCTTATTAACATTTCCTTTGTACATGATGTATGGTTCACCAGTTGCTTTTCTTTTTTGTAGTAGTTTGCCCCACTTTCTTCTTGCATCAGGTTCTCCATCTTGAAGTTTTCTCATAAACTTATCACCTACAACTGCACATTGGTGTAGATTTAGTGATTGTCTATTTACATCTCCCTTTGGTTCTCTGATTTCTAACCACTCTTCAAAATCTTTGTGGTCAATATTAAGGTTAACAGATGCTGCTCCTCTTCTTACTGAACCTTGGTTAGTTGCAAGTATCGTAGAATCGTATATTTTAGCGAATGGTACAACACCATCAGATGTTCCATTACCACTAATGTTAGAACCTGCTGGTCTGATTTGGTTGATTCCTATACCAACTCCTCCACCATGTTTTGCAAGTAACATTAGTTCTAAGTTTTTACTTCCAATATCGTAAATAGAATCTGCAACATCAATACCAAAACAAGAAATTGGTAAACCTCTATCTGTACCTGTATTAGATAATACTGGTGTTGCAAGATTTAACCAACCTTTCCAAATATAATCAAAGAATTTAGTTGCCATCTGAGGTTTTTCTAATCTCTGTGCAACTCGTGTTGCAACTCTCCAATAAGCATCTTTTGGTTTTTCACCTGGTAGTAGATAACCTTTTGATATAGTTTTAACGTATATCTCTGTGTTAGCCCATGATGGGAAATCCACATCAAGTTCCCAACCTAATTCTTCGCCGTAATTTGTTTTAGCCATTTTTTTATTTTTATTGTAATCTATTTTTCTCTAATGAAAACACCACCTTCGGTCTTTCCTTTTCTATCTTTTATTTCATTCCATGCTGCTTCTAAACATTCAGCTGGAGTGTAACCTAATTGTTGTGCGAAGATAATAACTGTTACAAGTATATCACCAATACCATCTTTCAATTCAGGTTCATTCTTTTTTAGAAGTGCTGCTGAGGTTTCTCCCAACTCTTCCATAATCTTAATCATCTGTTTTGGTGCGTTCTCACTCTTATCAATGTTTCGTTCAATCGCCCAATCACGAATCTTAACTTCTAATTCGTTTAATGTCATAACTTTTGTTTTTAAAATAAATCATCCTAATCTTCACCTTCGTTTGCCTTAGAGTAATCAGTAGGTCTGATTGCAAAGAAGTCGGTGTGTGTTAATCCACCAGTCAAGTGGTAGAACCACTCAAGATTTTCTGCTTTCTTTTTATCGAACTCATGGATAGGTTCGTATCCAAGTTCTTGTAATTTTTGATTTGTTCTATCTTTGATAAATTCTTTCAAATCTTCTTTCTTTAGATTTTCCAAATCACCTAATTCGAACATCTTATCTATAAATTTAGATTCAAGTTCTATAATTAGTTTAGATGCTTTTTGAATTGCATCTCTACTATCTTCCAATAGTTCAGGATATTCTTGACACATATGTCTAAATAATTGACAACCCATCTTAGAATGTAGAGATTCATCTCTTACACTCCATTTCATTTGTTGTCCAATACCTTTTAACTTATTTCTCATTTGAAATGAGTAGAGTACCGCAAATGAAGAATATAAAGATACTCCTTCAGCAAATGCTGAGAAGATTGCTAAACTTCTACCAACTTCCTGTCTTGCTTTTGGATTTGTTGCCAAATCTTCATGTGTCCAATCAGCCGTTGTTGAAGTTAGGAGTTCAAATTTCTCAGCGGTTGCAGGTTCGTGCAAAAATGCTGAGAAATCTTCTAATCCTAATGTTTCATTTAAGTATGAATATGCAGTAGCATGAATAGTTTCTTGTGAACCAAACATCATCGCCATCTGTTTTATTTCATGTTTAGGAAACCACTTGGTAACCATAGTTGTCCAATAATCAGAAACTGCACATTCAGTTTGAGCAAAACCAAGTAGAATATTCCACACTAAATTCTTTTCTTCAGGTGTAAGTGTTTCGTTCCAATCTTTAACATCCATTTGCATGGGTATCTCAGTATGGAGCCAAAATGCTTGAGCCTGCTTCAACCAACCTTCTGTGTAGTAGATTGG